TAATTCGTGGTGGTAATTATACATGGATCACAGAATCTATGGAGAAGTTTATCCAGAAAAATTACTATACAGTTGCTTTATGTGAAAACATCCACAGCAAGTTTAAGAGTGATTTTACCTCTTTACAGTATGATGCCAATATGTGGGACCTTCATTTTTGGTGGGAACAACCCAATAACCATTGGCAATAAATACATTTGGAGATAGCAACCTCCCAAAAAGTTCTGGAAACAGATTTTTGGAGGAAAAATGGCAAATCATCCAGTTCCAGACCAAGGTGAAGAATTTATTAAATCGGGAATGGTATTAATTACCGATCCCAGATCTGACTATTACTTAAAATTAGCAGCAAAACCCGCTAATGACCCACCAAATGATCGTTTAAGTCGTCCTTGTGGGGGTAAAGGTGGTTTTGACGATTATGCCGAGTGGTTGACCTGATATATAAAGTATACTAGGTGCTCAAATGGCAACAATATCCAAAAAATTTGTTGATCTAAACCCTAAGTTTAATAAGCATCCTATTAATGGAGACCTACCAACCATTAAAAACGAGGATGCTATTAAGCAATCGGTCAAACATATCGTAATGACTCTTAGGGGGGAAAAACCATTCCGCCCATTTTTTGGTGCTTCTATTAGTTCTGCCTTATTTGAGAACTTTGACCCTACTCTTATTGATGATATTGCATTAAGTATTGAAGATGCTCTTACTGCATATGAACCAAGAGTGGAAGTAAATGATGTAGAAGTTTTAGAAAATATTGATGATAATACTTTAGATATTACCATAAATTATACTATTGTTGGAATTCCTTTAAATCAGCAATCACTCAACCTCGTATTAGAAAGAGTATAATGGCATTTAATCAAGTTACCAATTTAGATTTTGAAGATGTCAAGAAAAGTTTAAGAGAATTTCTTCGTTCTTCTGAAACTTTTACTGATTATAACTTTGAAGGATCAGTTCTTTCTCAACTGATCGATCTTTTAGCGTATAATACATACTATTCTGGATTAAATGCCAACCTTGTTGCTAACGAGGTCTTTTTTGATAGTGCCTCGATTAGAGAAAACGTAGTTTCTCTTGCAAAGTTAGTCGGATATACCCCAAGGTCTGCTAAAGCGTCTTATGCGACAGTTAATCTTGATATTGTTGTTAACCCACAGATTGCTGCATTGACTTTAAAGAAAGGAAATGCGTTTATTGGCAGTAATGGTGATGGATCCTTCATCTTTAGTGTCTTAAATGACATTACAAGAGAGGCATACATGGATTCTGCTGGTGTTCGCAGAATTACCTTTAATAACCTTGAGGTTTATCAAGGGTCATTCTTAAACTTACAATATAAAGTTGATACATCAACCAGACAAAAGTTTATTGTACCAAGTGCAGATGCTGATATTGATCTGCTAAACGTAATTGTAGACGAAGTTGATACCAATCTTCCCCCTCAAAGGTACAATAGTGTAAAAAATATTACTGAACTCAACTCTACTGATAGAGTTTACTTTATTCAAGAAAATAAGAACGAACAGTTTGAGTTAATTTTTGGTGATGGTGTATTTGGAAGAAAACTAAAGAACTTAGACACCATTATTATTGAATATCTCGTAACAAATAAGACAGAAGGTAATCAATGTACTGATTTTACCTTTACTGGACAGTTGGAGTATGCTGGACAGACATATTCGCAAACAAATCCAACTATTACACTTGTTAATGAATCTACTGGCGGTGGAGATCCTGAAAATATCACTTCAATTAAGTATCTTGCCCCACGTTACTACTCTGCTCAAAAGAGAGCAGTTACTGTAAGAGATTATGAGACCTTAATTAGAGAAATCTCACCAAACCTTGAGTCCTTGTCAGTATTTGGTGGCGAAGAGGCAGATCCCCCACAATATGGCAAGGTGTTTATTGTAGCAAAACCATTTGGTGCAGAAACCCTTACTACAACTGCTAAGCAAAACCTTAAAAAGGACATTAAGGAGTATTCTATCCTTACAGTCATTCCTGAAGTTATTGATCCTTCATATCTGTACCTTGACATCGATTCATTTGTCTATTATGACAATAATAAGTCAAGGAAGAATGCTCAAGAAATTGAAAATGCGGTAAAGAATACCATTGTTGGGTTTGGAGCAACAAAGGATCTTAACAGATTTAATGGCAAGTTCAAATACAGTAAATTAATTGGTTCTATTGATGATTCCGATAAGGGTATTACCTCAAATATTACTAGAGTTCGTATGAGGAAGAATTTCCAGGTAATTCCAAATGTTTTTGCTTCATATGAGGTTTGTTACGGAAATAGAATCTCAGAAAACACCGATATTGTATCTTCGGGATTCAAAATTACAGGGCAAAATTCAAATTATGTTTTCTACCTAGAAAAGATCGAAAATACCAATACTATTGCAATTTTCCGTTATGATGGAAGTATAAAAAGGTACTACAGCAAGAATGTTGGGTCAATTAACTTTGAAAAAGGAGAAATAAATATTAATGCGATTAATATTAATTCTGTTATTGGCAATACAGGATATATTACTGTTTCAGTGATTCCTAAATCCAATGACATCATGGCATTGAGAGATTTATACCTTTCTATTGATCCTGCAGGAGTTAACGTTAGCGTAATCCTAGATGCATTAACATCATCATCTAGAACATCAGGTGTCGGTCAAATCCCAGTATCTAGTTAAACATGTTTAACGATTTAAAAGTATCAAGTTCTATCATTGGGCAAGTTCCTTCATACTTGCCTTCAGAGTATCCTAACTTTGTAAATTTTGTAAAGGATTACTATAGGTTTTTAGAAACTAATGGAAATCCTCTTGATCTTCTTAATGGAGTTCAAGAGTTAATTGATATTGACACCTATACTGGAATTGATGCTTCTTCAACTTTAAAAGTAAGTATCGATGTAGATGATACTGAAATTATTGTTGCGGGTCACGTAGAATTTCCCAGATCGCAAGGTTTATTAAAGATAGATGATGAAGTCATTATCTATAATAAGAGATCTCACAGTATTGATGATAATGGCGATAAAATCACTACGTTTAGTGGATGTACTAGAGGATTTACTTATAATGAACTTACATATGAATCTGGATTTACTGCTAATATAGAAACTATCCCTGCAGAACATTCTGCAGAAGTTGTAGTATATAATCAATCATATTCATACATCTTATACTTCCTTGAAGAATTAAGAGCAAATTTCTTAGTAGATTTCCCATCAAATGTCTTGAATGACAATTTGGGTTCTATTAATATTGAACAGATTTTAAAAAAGGCAAAAGATTTTTATCTTTCTAAAGGAACTCCTAGTGGAATTGAATTTTACTTTAAATTCTTATTCCAGAAAAAACCAGAACTTCGTAATTACAAAGAAAACTTATATGCTCCTTCAGAAGCAACTTATCAAAATAAGAGCATTGTAAGATTAGAGAGTTTGGATTCTTATGATGTCCCTAGTTTGGTTGGGAAGAGTATTATTCAAAAAGGACTAACATTTCCGATTCAAACAGTAGAAAATGTATTTTCATTTGCGAGTCAGGTATATGAATTTGAAATTTCAAATGGAGATCTAATCTTACCTACACAATTTACAGTAGTTACGTCAATCCCACAAACTGTAGGTGAAGAAAGAAGATTATATGTAGATTCTACTTTTGGTTTCCCAGAAAGTGGTGTTGTAAGAATTAATCAAGATTTAGTAACTTATACTGGAAAAAGATCTAATTACTTTGAGTGTGATGATTCTCTGGATTTTGTTGTACAGAATTTTCAATCTACAGGAAAAATTGAATTACTTTTAGGTGACCTTGTGTATGACAATTCTACATTAGCAGTTGCGAGTGATGATCCAGGATCTTCATTTGTAGTTTATGTTGGAATTGCAGATGTTTCCATTCAAAACAATAGTATCGGATATCAAGTAGGAGATTTGGGATTTGTAAGCAATGTGCTTATCGAAGATAATTTAATTGTGAGTGGTTGGGAGTTTAATGACAAACTTCCTTTGAAATTGAATGAATCTTTAGTTGCAGGAGTAACTAATGTATATACAGATGAAAACTCCGTTTACATGCCCTATTCAACCATTCCATATTATGATATTACATACAATACTGAGAACTTCATAATTAAAGAACAAAATATTTTTGCTAAACTCCCAAAAGTATTTGAACAGAGTAATGAGAATGAAAAAGAAGATATTCCAGTAAATTCTCCTGTTGGAATTCTTAGAGACGGCACTCCAATTCTCAGTTGGAAGAGTTCAACAACTCTTGTTAGAGGTGAAGTTGAAAGCGTGTCTATTATTGATGGCGGAAGTAATTTTAACGTTCATAATCCACCTGCAGTTCAGTTAGATGGTCCTACTAAATTAAATCCTGCAGATGCGACTGGGGTAACAGCACAAGTATCTTTAGGAATCAACGGATCAGTAAGAAATGTCTATATCAAAAATAAAGGATCTGGATATAGTTCGGATACTGTAATTGTTGTAGAAAAATCACAAACAAATGACCCCAATGTTCCATTTAGAGATGCAGTTTTAAGACCTCTTGTTGTTGATGGTAAGATTTCTAAAATTAGAATTGTAGATCCTGGAACAGGATATACCGAACAACCTATAGTTACTATTATTTCAGAAACAACGCCAACAGTTCCAGCAGATATTGAAGTAGTTGTAACTGGGTCAATTTATAAAGTAAATATTGATAATCCAGGATCTCTTTATACTCAAGATCCAGAGTATACCCTTGTAAAAGGTGATGGAGCTAGTGGTATTGTTCAAATTGATAATGGAAGAATTGTTTCTGTAGATCTTGTAAATGGAGGACAGAATTATAAATCTGCGCCTAAAGTTACTGTTATTGATTCTACTGGTGGTGGAGTTGGCGCAGAAGTTGTTGCTACCTTCAATTCTGCTGAGGGATTTGTTACAGGATTTACAGTTACTAACTCTGGATTAAATTATAATCAATTTAATACTTCCCTTTTAATTGCTGAAGAAGGTTCTAATGAAATTCTTCAGGTAAATGTTCAGCGTTGGAACTTACTCAATAATTGGGATAGTAGTAATTTATCCAATTATAATTCTGCAGATGGTTCTCTTTTATTAAACGGTGGTATTGTTGATGGAAAAACAGAACAAAAATTTAGTATTCTAGGATCTCCTAAAAAATTAGAGGTTGATGGTATAATTCCAAATCTTTCAGGAAATGCAAATCTAGATCAAAAGCATTCACCAATCATTGGATGGGCATTAGACGGATCCCCAATTTATGGTCCATATGGATACTCTATTGCAAATGATTCGTCTTCTGAACCCGTTAGATTGGCGTCAGGATATACTCGACTGCAAGAACTTGCACTACCTGCAAATTCAATTAGAAAACGTTCTTCTTCTCCTGGACTTCTTCAAAATTATCCAATGGGGTCTTTTGCAGAAGATTATGTGTATACTGGTGCATCTGCTCAAGGATTAGATTCCGAAAATGGTAGATTTTGTGTTACACCCGAATATCCAGAAGGAGTATATGCTTATTTCTTAACAATCTCTAATTCAAATAGAAAGGACGGATTTCCATTCTTTATTGGACCAAAGTTTAAAGGAAAAACTTTTAGTGATTTTAATATTTTAGAAATTTCTAATATTGAAAATATTTCTGGTCTTAGAAGATATTTGACGCCAGAAGGAAATGCATATCATAAACCAACGGATACTGGAAACTTTGTCGTAGAATCCATTCCATCTTCTACAGAAGCAACAGTTTCCAGCATTGACGTTCTTGCTTCTGGAGTTGGATATAAAATTGGAGATGTTCTTCAATTTGATAATGAAGGAACTAATGGATTTGGTGTTGCTGGTTATGTTAGTACAATTAAGGGTCAAACCGTAAATAGTGTTACCAAAGAGAACCTGAGTTATGATTATTTGGAATATGATGATGAGAATGTTCCATTTTCTAAAAATTCATCTATTCGGAGTGTGTCTGGTTTCCAGGCAACTGTATATACTGTAGATCAAAAATTGAAAAGAATGTATCT